AGAGGCGTTACCGGAAGCAGCAGAGGCCGTTGAAGAAGTCTCGCTGGAGACATTCTCAGACCTCGCAGGACATCTTGGCATTGATGCTGCGGATTTATATGCCCTGAAACTTCCCATCACGAACGTGGACGGGGAACGTCAGGAGGTTTCCATAGGAGAATGGAAAGACGGCTATCAAAATGCACAAAGAGCAGAGCGATTAACACAGGAAGCGCAGGATTTAAGAGACCAGCTTCAAGCCGAGAAACAGGCGTTGGCTCAAAGACAGGAAAGAGAAGCCGTAGAGTCGGCTAGTCTGTTAAATTCAGTAGAACTGGCGTTAAAGAAAGAATATAACCAAATTAACTGGAACGAACTGCGTGCCAACAACCCGACCGAATGGGCTGTCAGGCGACAGGAATTTCAGGAACGCCAGTCGGCGTTGACTAAAATGCGACAAGATTCCGCCCAGGAATGGGACAGGAATCAACAAACAAGAGCAGAAGAACATAAAGGACAAATGGCCGAAGCCATAGAGCGAGAGCATCGTTCAATGATGGCTAAAGTGCCGGAGTGGAAGGATGAAAGCGTTATGCAAGCCGAGCAAGCATCGCTGCGCGATTATCTCCTTAAAAGTGGCTACAACCCGCAGGAAATTGACGAAGCATATGATCATCGCGCTATTGTGTTAGCTCGCAAGGCGATGAAATACGATGCCATGCAATCTACAGGGAAAGCCGCGACAAAAAAGGTTGTTAAATTAGGCAAAAAAGTTCTCACACCGGGAGCCAAGCGGTCTAAAGGCGCAGCCAAAAAGGATGCAGAAGGCAGGATGCGGAGCAGTTTGAAAAAATCAGGCTCCGTAGACGACGCCGCTGCTTTAATTCACCATCGACTAAGAGGATAAGTATATGGCCGTACCAACTGGCTCATATCAGACATACTCCGCTGTCGGTGAGCGCGAGGACTTGTCGGATATCATTTTCGACATTACCCCGATGGACACCCCATTTCTGACCAATGCTCGGCGCGAAACAGCGACGATGACTTTGTACGAGTGGCAGACCGACTCGCTTGCTGCTGCGGCTAATAACGCTGTGATAGAGGGTGACGATGCGACAACCAATACGGCATCGGCAACCTCCAGGCTCGGCAATTACACTCAAATCTCCACGAAAGTTCCCCGCGTAACGGGAACCCTTCGGGCTGTTGATACAGCCGGTCGCGCTGACGAGCTGAGCTATCAGATTTCAAAGCGCGGCAGAGAGTTGAAGCGTGATATGGAAACGGCACTTTGCGGCAACCAGGCAGCTTCGGCTGGTGGTGCAGCTACGGCTCGAAACCTAGCGGGTTTGGGCGCGTGGCTTTCAACCAACCAGGTGCAGCAGGGTGCAGCCGCTACGACGCCAGCGACGACTTCCGGCGCTCCAGGCACCGATCCAACTGCGGGAACGGCAGCGACATTCGTTGAAGCCAACCTTCAGTCTGTCGTTAAAAAATGCTGGGACAACGGCGGGAATCCAGGAGTCATCATGTGTGGCTCGTTCAATAAGCAAGAGGCATCAGGATTTTCGGGTATTGGCACGCTGTATAGAGATGCACAGCCGTCAGGCCCAATGTCGCCCGGTTCGATTATCGGCGCGGCGGATGTCTATGTCTCCGATTTTGGGCAGCATCAGATCGTGGCTAACAGATTTCAGCCAGCAGCGACAATCTTTTCTTTGGATATGGAATACTGGGCCGTGTGCTATCTGCGTCCAATCCAGACCACCGAACTGAGCAAGACAGGTGATTCGGATAGACGTATGCTGATTGCTGAATACACGCTGGCATCATTAAATGAGGCCGCGTCCGGCAAGGTTTACACGACAACCACATCGTAAGTGTTCCTACGCAACAGCACTTACAACCACCTTGGGGGGCGGTCCGCCGCCCCTCCTTTTTAATGTTTCACGTGGAACAGGGGAAATAAGATGCCCAAAGGCTACGGTAAAAAGAACAGCTCTAATTCGAATAAAAAGAGCAGCATGACAGGCGGCTCAAACTTTTCGAGTAATAAAAGTCAACGCATGAAAGGTACCGGCAATTTCACAAAAGGCGGTACTTCACAGATGCCTAAACATGCCACATTCGGCAATGGGTCGAAGCGTCACGCATGAAGCGACTGATTGATTACGATGCCGAGACTCAGACTGAGATATGGCACGATTACGATCCAATAACCAGGGAAACGACGATTGCTGAAATTCAGGACGTTGAACCCCTGCTGGATAGCAATCAGGCTGTAAGGAACTTTGATACCGGGGGTGCCAAGGGCTTGAATGAGTATTCAAAGCAGGGCATCAAGAACAACTGGTGGCATGTGGCTTCAATTCCGAACTCCGTGATGGTCAAGTGGAAAAAGGAATTAGGGATCGATATATATAATCGAGGCCATTGGCCGCAGATTAAAAAGCTGCTGAATGATCGTGACTGGGCCTATCTCAGAACCGGAACGGGACGTGTCTAGTCTTGTTGAAGACGCGCACGCAGCTCTCGAACATAACGATCTGGAGTTTGCCGGCAACCTTTTAATCGAGCATCTATATAACGAGCCGGATGACGTAGATGGCTGGATCGCTTTAACGCGGTTTTTCATGGATGCAAGCAAAGCTCCGTTTGCTTATCCTGTCGCGCTCCAGTCAGTTCAAAAAGACCGCAATTGGCGCACCCTGACAATGCTGGGGGCCGTAGAAGCCAATCTACAGAAGCCGAACGCACACAAGACGCTCAAACAAGCACTGAAAGCCATTCCCAGCGGGGAGGGAGACCGAGATCGGGCCTTGGTCTATCGTCTTTTGGCAAACGCCTATTCACAGGCATTCAACTGGCACCAGGCCGAAAAATGGGCCAGAAAGAGTCTTGAAATCGAAGATCACCATCAGGCCCATACTGCACTTGCCTTCGCAAAGCTCCATCAACGGGAATGGAAAGAAGGCTGGTATCACTATCAATTCCAATTGGGGCATCACGATTATCGGATAAAGCATGATTACGGCTTGCCGGAATGGGAAGGCCAGGAAGGTCGAGTTTTGGTTTATGGCGATCAGGGACTTGGGGATCAAATCGTATTTATGGGCGCGATGCCTATAAAGCCCGCGCAAATTAACTGCGTTGATAAATTGCAAAAGCTGTTTCAGAGAAATTTCCCGTTCTCTGAAGTGTTCGGCGATATGTATAAAAAGGACTTTGATTGGGAGCTGAAAAGCGATTATCAGGTTTCAATGGCAACAGCGATGCAATGGGCCGAGATTAAGCCAAGAGGTGCGTATTTGAAGCCCATGCGGGAAAAGGTTTTGCAATGGCGCGGATTGCTTAATTCCAACGGATCTAAGCCGAAAATAGGCATCGCATGGACAGGCGGGAAAACCGGATCTGCCGGTTGGCGAGACCGTAGCCTGACACTAAAGGACTTGCGCCCGTTACTGGAAATGGATTTTGACTGGGTGTCTCTCGAATACAAGGACAAAAGCGACGAGATCGGCCTGTTTGAGCGCGAAACAGGCATAAAGGTGCTGGACTACCCGTGGGGTACTCAGAGCGCAGACTACGACGATACAGCGGCTCTGGTGAGCTGTTTAGACGCCGTGGTGTGCGTTCCGACGACGATCTATCATCTATGCGGCGCTTTGGGCAAACCGGCCTTGGTTTTGATTCACGATCAGCCTCATTTCCACGAAGGCGTCACCGGCCCGTGTCCATACTGGGAAAGCGTGGAGTTCTACAGAAGGCCGGAATTAGGCACTGAAGGGGCAATAAAGGCCGTTCAAAAGCGGCTAGAAGATTTCATTCGGGTACCGGATGCAAAGTGGAAATGGGAGGTGGCGGTATGAGGATTTACATTGGCGTCGATCCAAGACAACCCATCGCCTACAACGTGCTGCAATGGAGCATCGTTCGGAGAGCGTCAGTACCTGTTGCGGTGATTCCGTTGATTCTACCGGCTACCCCGATCACACGGGTCGGACTGACCGATTTCACTTTTACACGTTACCTGACCCCCGCATTAAGCGGCTATAAAGGATTGAGTTTGTTTCTGGATGCCGACATGCTGGTTCTGGACGACATTACCAAATTGGCCGGGCTGACCGAAGGAGACCATGATGTTTATGTCGTTAAAGGCAAAGAACGATTTGAATGGCCTTCCCTGATGTTGTTCAACAATGAAAAATGCACGACGTTGACCGCCGATTACATCAACGACGAAACCAATCAACCCAATACATTTGACTGGGCCGAAAGCGTGGGCGAGCTGCCTCCGCAATGGAATTTCTGTGTCGGTTATGACGAACCGGAAGGTAGTCCGTCGATTATTCATTACACGGCGGGCATTCCTCACTTTGCAGAGACTCGAAATTGTGACTACAGTGCGGAATGGTGGGCTGAATATGAGGCCATGCTTGGGAATTGCAGCTGGCTTGAACTGATGGGCGATTCGGTTCACGCTAAACTGGTTATATCCGGTATAAATGAGCGGAAAAAACAATGGCAATCACGACCTACGCTGAACTAAAAACAGCCATCGGCAACTGGACTGCACGGGACGATTTAACATCGTATTACGATGAGTTCATTGATTTGGCTGAAACTTTCCTAAAGCGCGAACCCGCGCCCTCGAATAGCCCCGATATTGGCGGCATCAGGTCAAACATTTCCAGGGCCACCGGCACGCTAACTATTGGGACTGCGACGTTATCGTTGCCATCGGATTATTTAGAGATGTATCGTTTTAATCTGACGGGCGACAATTACACCGTTTTACGGTATCTGGCTCCTAACGAGCTGAGCTTGCATCGCAAATCTGGCAAAGGATTGCCGTCTTTTTATACAATAAGCGACGTCATTGAGCTGAATGTGGCCCCTGATGCTGCTTATGCCTATGAATTATCGTATTGGCCCCAAATCACGGCACTCTCAGACTCGGCGACGACTAACTGGGTTTTGACCAATTACCCTGATGTCTATCTTTCTGCGACGCTGTTTCATGCGTTTACATTCATTCAGGACGACGCCCGAGCCGCTAATTCTTTAGGCCAGTACAAATCCGGCTCATGGAGTGCATCGGAAACCTATCGGCAGGGCCGAACAACACAAGGATCGGTGGCGATTAAAACCGACTCGCCCACGCCGTAATGGACGTTCGATTCGGAGAATTTCTACCTGATCTGAGCGAACTTGGGAATCCGGGTGCGACTCACGCTCAAAATGTCATCCCACATCAAGGGACGTATCGGCCATTCTCTACGCTGGCAATCGATTCCAATGCGCTGACCGCGAGGGCAAGGGGCGCTATCGCGGTTCAGGATAAAAATAGCACTGTCGTCATGTTTGCCGGGGATGCGACCAAATTATATCGCTATGCCGGGGGAACGTGGTCGGATAAATCAGGCGCGACATACACCAATGCGACCCAGGATAACTGGGAGTTCCTGAAATGGGGTGAGTATGCCATCGGAACAAATTATGCAGACGTTATTCAAATCGGTCCTCTTGACGGATCGAGCAACTTTGCGGCATTGGGCGGAAGCCCACCCAAGGCAAGGCATATAGGCTCTGTTCGCGGATTTGTTGTTATCGGGAATCTGAATAATTTCCCAAATAGAGTTCAATGGTCAGGATTGGAGCAGGAAACCAGTTGGGGAACAGTTCCCGGCACACAAGCTGACTTTCAGGATCTGGTGGGCAATGGCGGTAGGATTCAGGCGATCACATCAGGCGATATTGGGGTGATATTTCAAGAACGCTCGATATGGACGATGGAATACGTCGGGCCTCCGTTAGCATTTCGATTCAACGAAGTTCAGACCGAGATAGGAACGCCGGCCCCCCGATCTGTCGTCAGGTACGGAAATTCTATTTATTACCTGTCTGAAAACGGATTCCAAAGATATGACGTTGGTGGCGATACGGTTCCAATCGGCGACAAGAAGATAGATTTATGGTTCTTGGAGCGCGTTAACGTCGATGAGTATTATCGGATCACGGCGGCGATTGATGTAGCTAATGCTCATGTCGTCTGGTCGTATTCGAACGGTGCATCGGGGCCGGATGAGCTGCTAATTTACGACTGGAAAACAGCTCAATGGTCGTATGCGGTACTCGATACTGAATGTATCTTTGAGGGTCTTTCCCCGGGCTACACGCTCGAAGGACTGGACTCGGTAAACTCAAGCATTGATGCGTTACCCGCGTCTTTGGACAGCGATTTGTGGCGTGGCGGAAGGCTGGGTTTGTTTGGCTTTGATACGGCGCATAAAAGCGGTGATTTCTCCGGTAGTGCGCTGACCGCCAGATTAGAGACTGCGGAGGTCGCAAGCGAAGATGGGACAGTTTTGTACTGCGACAACGTTAGACCTTTGGTGCAGGGATCTACGGCCACCAATACCGTCTATCTGGCTACCAGAAACACTTTGACGAGCGATCACACGTATAGTTCCGGCGTGACCCAGAACGAAGCCACGGGAGAGCACAATTTAAGAGATGCGGCGAGATACATGAGATTCCGAGTAGATATAGCCGGCGGGTTTGATCACGCACTTGGCGTCAGGGCGAAAGTGAAATCGGGAGGCGTTCGCTAATGGCTTTGACCTCGGCCCAAAGAGCTTTCCAAGAAGGCGGCGGACTTTATGGCGCGTTGCCCCCCGAAATGAGGGAGTCTTACGAGGAAACCGGAGCTTTTGGGCCGCCAGGTGATGCTCCTTATAACCCTATCGGCGCAAAGCAAATTCGATATGACGTCCCGTGGTCTGTGGCGGATCAATACGGATGGACTGATGCAGATGGAAATGTAAGCGAATCAGCCTCAGACCCAAGGCATGGCAATTACTTCTTTGGTAATAATTTTATAAACAAGCTGGCGACGGATTGGTTCAAAAAGGGGATCACAACCGGCGGCAATGAGGAAATCGTAGCCCATATTCGGGAAAACTACCCCGAAATGTATCGTGCGATGGAGGCGGGATCTGGATATGAAAACCTGAATATAAGGCGGGCAATAGCCACCTACGATAACGCTATCCGAATCCAGGGATTTCAGCAGCAAAATAAAAAAAGTTTTCTGCAAACGTATGGCCCCGCTGCGCTTGCAGTGGCAGCGACTGTAACGGGCAATCCTTTCTTAATTGGCACGCAGGGCGCTCTTGCGGCGTCAGAAGGTGACTTGGAAGGCGTTTTGCGTTCGGCGCTTACATTAGCGATTGGCGGCGGAAGTTATACGGACACCTCAAGCACTGTCGGGGATCTTGTAGATGCTTACAACATAGCCAAGGCAACAGCCGATTTGGCAAACGCTGGCGACGAGCCAGCCTACGAGACGCCACAAGCTGAATCCGAACCCGAGGCGGAAGCCTCGGTGCCAGACTACACCGACGTAAGAGCCGGGACCCCAGATCCGCTTCCAGATTCAGACACGGCCCCAACCGAAGATTATTCTGACATGGCGGGGAAATTGGCCCTGTGGCACGATCTCTATCGGCAAACCGCAGGGGGCGGCGTACCCGATCAAGCAACAACAGATATTCCAACAACAGATATTCCAGACACCTCAACAGAACAGGGCGATGTGGATATCCCCGGCGGAACTGCGGTCGGAAGAACAGGATACCCAGAGACCCAAGGAGGAGAGCCGAATCTGGACTGGGTATTGCCAGCTCTCGGCGCTGCTTTAGGCACACAGGCCGGTACGTCTGGGCCAACAGTAGAAGCGCCAGGAATACCAGACCAAGGAACGGTTGCTTTGCCGGAGACCCCTCCACAGATACCAGATTCAGAACCCATGCCGAACGAATTGGCATTGGCAGCAATGCTCCTGCCGGGGCTATTCTCCGGCGGACTTGGGACAGGAACAGGAACAGGCGACGGAACCGGAGAAGGAACCGGACTCGGAACCGAAGAAGGGATGGGGCCGCAGGATCTAAATTTGAACTTGCAGGATATTCCGCCTATCGCGGGGGATGCTCCATTGATTCCTGGGTATTTCGGGCAACCATATGAACATGAAATCGCGCCGTTATTTGTGCAGGAAATGCCGAGAAGGGCAAGTTATGATATGGGGATGAATCCGTTTTGGGAAAATCCGTTACTGCGAAGCATTTATTCATAGGATATTAAAATGGCTACACAAACTGTTACAACAGCACCGTGGGGACCACAACAGCCTTATCTCGAAAACCTGTATGGTCGGGCAGAAGGCTTATACGGGCAGGGGGGTCCAACGTTCTATCCGGGTTCGTTGACTGCGGGTTTTGATCCAGCTCAGACAGCAGCTCAAGGGGCGGTTGAGCGACAAGCCACGGCGGGAAGCCCTGTCGCTCCAGCGTATCAAAATATGCTGACTAAAACCTATTCCGGCGGATTTCTGCCGGGCCAGCAAAGCAATCCATATCTTGATGCGATGTATCAACAGGCAGCTCGACCAGTCACTCAGAACTATCAGGAGGCCGTAGCGCCGGGAATCGGGGCGCAAGCCGCTTCTTCGGGGCGATATGGGAGCGGGTTGTTCCAGAACATGCTTTCGACGAGCCAAAGAAATCTAGCGGATAGCCTGGGCGGTTTGGCGGCGAATTTATACGGCGGATCTTACGAGCGAGAAAGAGATCGGATGTATCTGGGCGATCCAACGGCGGCGGCTCAACTGGGGTATTACGATGCCTCACAATTATCCAATGTCGGGGCTGAAAGACAGGCCCAAGAGCAACGGGTGATCAACGAAGCGCAAGCGAGACACGCCTTTGAACAGGAAAGGCCGTGGGAAGTGTTAGGCCGTTTTCAGGAAGCTATCTCCGGCGCTCCAGGGCAGGAACAAGTAAGGCCCATAGACCAATGGCAGAGGTGGCTCGACCGGGGGGCATCACTCGCGTCAATATGGGACATCATCAGGTAAAGCATCATGGCAGAAATTAAAGACTATTCAGTCACGGCTGACGATAACGATTCTGCATCTCCGAACGGAATGCCGGAAAACATGTCGCCCAGCGGCGTAAACAACGCATGGAGAGAGTCGTTCGCTAGAGTCAAACGCTGGTACGAGGACATCCAGGGAGCCAAGACCACAACCGGAAGCTCGAATGCGTATGTGCTTGCAGCGGCCCGCACGGTTACTGCATACGCTGCCGGTGACGCCTCTTTTATGTTCAAGGCCAACCACACCTGTACCGCAGCAGGTTCAACTTTGAATGTTGATTCGGTTGGTGCGAAGTCAATCGTCACACCTGCGGGTGCCGCGCTCGGAGCCGGCGATATTACGTCGGGCGGCATTTACATCGTCGCATACGAAGCGAGCGCCGATAAATTCATGCTGCTGGCAGGAAGCTCCACGTTTTCAGGCGACATCACAGCCAAGACATCTGACGGAGCCATCCTTAATTTACAGACTTCGGACACCACCGTCACAAGTGGCTCAGTGCTAGGTCGGACAGACTATCAAGCTCCAAATGAGGCATCCGGCACAGACGCCATTTTATTAGCCGCATCCATCGCCGCTATTGCTACCGATACCTTCGCGGCAGATAACAATAGCTGTAAGTTGTCTTTTATGACAGCCGCAAGTGCTGCGGCGGCGGAGACCATGTCGCTATCTTCGGGCGGCAACTTAACGCTACCAACAGATGGGGTTGTTATTGCCACCGGAGCGGATTCCGACGTGACACTTACCCATGTGGCAGATTCCGGTTTAACGTTAAAAAACACATCCACTGGCGCTGATACGCCTTTCGTTTTGCTTCTGCAAACTGGCGAAACTGATATTGTCAACAC